CGTTTATAGTCCGTCTTCGCGGTTACACACCGTTGATGGTTTTAGCATCAAGAATATTCACNACGACCGCACATTGCCCGGCTGCGACTGGATAGCCGTGCATTACTAATACTATCGTCTAGATCTCTCTTCAATTCGCTATAAATAGAACAACTATATGGCTAGCCAAAGTCTCTTAAGTCCCTTTATTGCGCCGACGTTGCCTACTGAGGAAGAAGATATACCGGTAGTAGTAGTGTCGGTGCCGGTGCCGGTGCCGGTGCCGGTAGCAACACCACTAGTCCTGTATAAGGCTGTGGTTATACCAGTCGTAGAAGCGGCAGCTGGTGTACCGACTATTCAACCATCGCTCTTTGGCCCCAGAGAAACCTATTCAGATCTAGATCTTCGAGATCCATTCATCTCTCCATATTCCCGGGACGTAGTGCCAGCCAAAGATATGATGGCCGTTAAAAATTCCGTGAGGAACTTAGTTCTGACTAACTTCTACGAGACACCATTCGATCCATTTCGTGGATCTGATGTGCGTGGCCTTCTATTTGAGAATGCCAATGCATATACGGCGATGACGATCGAAAAAGAGATCAGACGCGTACTCATTCAATATGAGCCTCGAGTCAATGTGTCATCGATAGATGTGATCGATCAATCTGACGTCAATGCATATGAAGTCACAATCAATTTTAATATCATCGTCCTAAATAAAGAATCGTCGGTCAATTTCTTCCTCGAGAGGCTTAGATAATTTATGGCACAACCGGTTTTAAACGCAACGGAACTCGATTTCGATCAGATTAAAAGTAATCTAAAGGCGTATTTTCTACGTCAAGAATCTCCAATTAAAGATTGGAATTACGATGGCTCTGGTCTTAACATGCTTCTAGACGTATTGGCTTACAATACGCATTACAATGCTGTCTTGGCCCATTTAAACTTGAATGAGAGTTTCATCGATACAGCACAGCTTCGCTCTTCGGTAATCTCTCTGGCTAAGTTGCTTGGATATGTTCCAACATCGATCGGCGCGGCAAGCGCAAATGTTACAGCCACATTTACAGCTTCAGGAACTATAGGCTCTACTGATACTCTGATTATTCCAGCTGGCGCCAAGTTCAATGGAACATCTCCGGCCGGATCTTTTACATTCATTACTCCATATAGCACAGTTGTAAATGTGACAAGTGGAAGTAATAGCTTCGTTGCCAATCTTTCTTTGATTCAAGGAGTGTTTCGTTCTCAGACATATCAGGTCGATAATGCTTTGGCCAATCAGCGTTTTACAATTGATGATGAATCGGCAGATATATCTACTTTGAAAGTCAGCGTATTTCCAAATCAAAATANCACAAACCCCGTTCCTTATTTTCCTATTTCGACTTACATTGGAAATAGTGGAAAGGATGACATCTCCAATGTGAATGGCCTTTCTCAAATCTACTACCTTTCACTTAATTCGAGTGGCAAATATGATGTTACCTTTGGCGATGGTGTACTTGGCCAGCCACTGAATAATCTAAGTGTTGTTCAACTTACGTATCTTTCAACACTGGGTCCTGTGGCAAATAACGTATCGCAGTTTACCTATGCCGACGAAACGCTAGAGGCGAGTAATGGCGAGCTAATAACAGATACGGCCATAGTAGCTTTGACATATTCCGCCGGCGGATCCGATCAGGAATCAACTGAATCGATTCGAATCAATGCCCCGCCATCGATGATTGCACAAAATCGAGCCGTCACGGCCCTCGATTATATTGCTATCCTTCAAAAGCAAAATCCTGAAATTATTAGCTCGAGCGTGTGGGGTGGAGAAGATGAGGTCACATATGATCCGATTAACGCCGCGCGATTTGCCGGAAAGGTTTTTATCTCATATGTGACCAAAGATGGTCAGCCTCTCAATTCGATCGACGTCATCGCACGTCTGATACCATTTAAAGTAATGTCGGTGACTCCGATATACTATGCTCCAGATACAGTCAATATTGTTTTGAAGATTGATGCCAAATTTAATCCCAATCAAACTACATTGGGTGCGACGGACCTGGCAGCCACGATTGGAAATGTCGTTGATACATATAAGAGTAATTCGATAAAACGTTTTACAGATGTATTTCGTCACTCGAATCTATTGCGTCAGATCGATACCTCCGATCCTTCCATCTTGAATTCGGACATGCAGGTTTCTTTCTATAAAAACTATTTTCTCAATAAGCTGACAGGGTCAGCCGATGTTATAACATATGGCACTCAAGCTCTTCCAAATGGATTGGTGACTACATTTGGAAATGCTTTATATGGTACCATGAATCAAACCACTCCCATGCTGACATCATCGGGATTTGCCCTTTCATCCGTATTAAACTCGCCGCAGACTGAAATTAAAGTGTTTGGAACATTTTCAATCAATTCTTATACAGTCTATCTTTCGTCTAGCCCAGGTGCATCTACTACAGCGTCGAATAATATCACGAACCCATACTTAGTTGTCGGATCAAGTGTGAGCACGGGTACTCTNTCGTCTGGTGGTTTTTCTACGAGCCGCGCGGCTATAATTTCGTCAATCAACAACCTGGGGTCCTATTCAATTCTAACATTAAATATAACAGCAAGCGCTACATCTTTGAGCTCAATGTTGACCATCACTCCGCCAGGAGGCACCTTCTATCTTAAAGACGGGCCCGATCCTGAATCGACTACAACTCGTAAGTTGTTCATGTCGACCTACTCGACGAACAAAATTGCCTCTGATCCAAAATATGTTTCGACTGGATCGGATATTCACATTGGCACGGTATATCCACTGACTGGAAAAGTTGAACTATATACGTATATCACCGGACAGGTTAGTAGTCAACCTATCGCCGGAACTACTTTGATTGATACAAACTCGGGCGCGCCGGCAGGTTCGCCTGACAAAAACTGGTTAAACAATCAATTTACGTCATGTTCTCTGGCTATCGTTGCAGGCAGCGGTGTTGGACAATCGGCCGTGATCACGACAAATTCGGCCGATCAACTGAATTGGACAGGCTCGTTTATTCTCTTGGATGCCACATCGCGCTACACTATTATTCGCTCTGTCATCGATACTAGCGTCACTAGCTCAAATATACAAATTTATTCGCGCCCGGCTTCGAATGATGTGGCTCCGAGTCGACATCAAATTCTATCCATTTCCAGTGCTGTTATTACGGCAACTGCAGATACTTTTGCTCAGTCGGGTGTCCTTGGTGCAAAGGCATATACAACCTTTTCGCGCGATCCTCAATAAAAATGACATCTACGATCGGAATCAATGAACAGCAACCGCGCAATCTGGAAATTCCCAGATCGGCGGAATTGCTTCCAGAGCAAATACGCGTAACGGCTACGAACTTTCTCCAGCTTATCGAAGAGTACTATAGGTTCATGAATCTGAATGAGTTTGCAACAGTTGCAACCTCAGTGCCAAATTCTTCGAAGTTGAGTGGAAAATCAGGCTCGGGCCCAACGAATGTCATTCATTCAATTCTTACTCAACTCGATCCGGATATAGTTGATGAAGATTATCTTACACATATTGTATCGGCAATCGCTCCATATGTTCCATTGCCATCATACATGTCGACAACTTCGACCGTGACGGTCAATCCTCCTGCACTGTACAAGTATCATTCGACAGAAGAATTGGCATTTCTCAGAGCTCAGCTATATCGAAAGATCGTTAAATACTTCTATAGCACACGAGGTTCTCGTAATTCCGTAGAGACTTTCTTTCGAATATTCTACAACGCTGGGGCATCGATCATCGATAATAACGATTATCCAAGCACGATTCAATACTACGTTAAGGACTGGCTTACTACTTCGGGAATGCCGATTAGCATGACGACAGTTAGTGGTGGTTCATTGGTCTATGGACAAACACCATTGGAGGCTTGGACTCCATTTACATATGTAATTTCGACAGCTGTTATAGGTGGAACCAGTACTTTCGACGTGCCATATCAAACCATGGTTCATCCGATCGGATTTAAATATCACTTTCAACCGTCGGGTGGAGATGGTGAGAATAAGCTAGCCGATAGTCGAATGGTACATGCTCGAGAAGATTATCAAAAAGCTCTATGGTGTCTGGATTCAACGACGTTGGCCGAATATGTCGACTATAGGGTCGGAGATGCATCAAATCCTTACGTTGTCGACAATCGAAATGTATTAGGTTATACCTATGCCGATTGGTCGAACATTGGATCTAAAACTCGATTTAATCTATCCGATATGCTTGGATTGTCGGGCTACGATTATCTAACAACACCAAGCACAACTACCTCTTTCAACAACATATCTTTTGGAAACGATATACGAAATATAACATCTTCTTCGGCAATTCCGTATTATACAACAGTCGTAAGTAGGAATATCGTCAATTTTTCAGTAAGTGCAGTTACTATATCGTCCGCGTCGACGCAATTCGTAGTATTCAACGATCCGGCTATCTTTCCTGGATTGTTCGTAAGCGCTTCAGGTATTCCATTGAATACCTACGTCACTTCAAGCTCGACAAGCACCCTTTCGGCGTTCTTGATCAAAAATGATTATACACTGAATACGGATACTGAATCAGATCGGCCGGCTAGGCCTTACTGGAATTCGACGTCTACAGATCTTACTAATCTGATTACATTTCGTAAGCCTCATTCTGGCATTTCACCTGGCATGTCTGTAAGTGGCGGAGGTATAGCCGATGGAACGACAGTTACTGCGATAGTCGTCGCGACTTCAATATCCGTATTGAAAGCGACCCGGTCGACCGCCGGCCCCAACGATATTATCCAATTTGAATACTTTCCTACGGAACATAGTAAGATTATTCCAGGATTGTATATTAGTTCACCGAACGGATCCGTAGGTATTCCAGCTGGAACCTATGTAAAAA